GTAAGATTCTAGAGAAGGTAGCTAACGGTTCAAAGGGTGTAGCATTCATCAAGCCTTACGAGTATACATTCAAAGGTAAGAAAGCCATGGGTGTGGGTGTTAGCAAGATTGTTATTCAAGACCTGATCGTCTACGAGAAAGATGACGTATCAGCTGAAGACTTGAACGAAGCAGTCTAATGCAAATCGCCTTGATTGATGGCGACATATTAGTTTATCGCATTGGCTTTGCCTCAGAAGATGAGTCAGAGTCAATAGCGATGGCTAGATGTTGTGAGTTCTTAGAAGATATCATTCTCTTCAATGGGTTTGATGAGTACCAAGGATTCCTGACCGGTGGTGGAAACTTCCGTAAGGATGTAGCTAAGACTGCACCGTACAAAGGCAATAGAAAAGCAGCCAAGCCTAAGCATTACGATTTACTTCGTGAATATATGACTAAGGCATGGGGTTTTGAAATGATCGAAGGACAAGAAGCTGATGACGCAATAGGAATAGCTGCGTATGCTTTAGATCCTGAAGAGTATTGTATCTGTACGATTGACAAAGACTTAGACATGATTCGTGGTAAGCATTACAACTTTGTTAAAGACTTCTTCTACCATGTCTCGGAAGAAGAGTGTATCTTTAACTTTTATAAACAGATTCTTACTGGAGATAGAGTTGACAATATCATCGGTCTCAAGGGAATTGGAGACGTTAAAGCGAAAAGGATTCTTAAAGAATGCAAAGACGAAAAGGAAATGTATCTTGCTGTACTCGAAGCCTACGAAGGAAACTCGGAGCGAGTACTGGAGAACGGACAGCTACTGTGGATACGAAGAGAACCAAACCAAATTTGGAAACCTCCAAGTTAATCTATGTTGAGTGGGTTGACGCAGTATCAGATGGTGGTTGGGAAGATAGTGTTAAGGTAGATATCCATGCAGTTAAAACTGTGGGCTTCTTAATAGCAGAAACTAAGGATGGTATTTGTCTAGCATCTACTGTATCAGGTGATAATAGTAATGCACGAATGCACATCCCTAAAGCATGGATTGTTAAACGAAAGGTAATCAAGATTGAAAACACAATCAGCAAAAGCAAAAGGAAGAAACCTGCAGAAGTGGGTAAGGGACAAGATACTGGCAACATTCCCGGCACTGAGTTTAGATGATGTAAGAAGCACAAGCATGGGTGCAGGTGGTGAAGATGTACAGTTAAGTCCGGCTGCTAGAGAACAATTCCCTTTCCAAGTGGAGTGTAAGAATCTAGCTAAGGTAGCTGTATATAACTATTACAAGCAAGCACAAGAACATGGCTATCATCAGCCAGTAGTGTTCGTAAAGCAGAACGGTGATAGACCACTAGCAATTGTAGATGCGGAGTACTTCTTTAAGATGGTGGCGAAATGAGTTGCACTAACCACCATTATGATTCTAGGATTAACGAACTTGTTGACGAAGTATATGATCGTGAGTGTGAGATTGAAACACTAGAAGTAGAGAATCGAATGATGAGAGCACGTATGGATCGACTACAAGATGAAAACACGATGCTGATTAAACAAGTCGATGCTCTACTGATCATGGTCAAGAGTAACGAAGCAGATAGATTAAAAGTAATACAGGAAGTATGGCAGAGCACAATCGAAAAGTCATAAGCTTTACAAAGTTTCTGCTGTACCGACTGGTACGTATACTAAGGAGAAAGATTGATGAACACAAATAGATATAGCTTTCAATATGCTGATGGGTATGATCGAACGATCACACACAATGTAGCTGTAAGTGAAGGAGCAACCCCGGAAGATGTCTTTAACCACTTCTGTGATTTCTTAAACGGTGTATATGGATGGAATGTAAAGGAATACTTTGAAGATACTACTTCTTGATATTGAAAGTAGTCCTAACGTAGCACATGTGTGGGGTATTTGGCAACAGAACGTAGGTATTAATCAGCTGATGGAATCATCCTATGTATTATGTTGGGCAGCTAAGTGGCTAGGTAGTGACGAGGTTATGTTTGATTCTGTTCATGTGTCTAAACCTAAGAAGATGCTTAAGAGAATCCATGACTTGATCTCTGAAGCTGATGCAGTTATCCACTACAACGGTACTAAGTTTGATATGCCTACGTTGAACAAAGAGTTCTTGTTACATGAGATGAATCCTCCTGCTCCTTACAAGCAGATTGATTTACTTAGACAAGTACGTAGTCAGTTCAGATTCCCTAGCAACAAGCTAGACTATGTGGCACAGCGACTAGGTTTGGGTAGCAAGACTGCTCACGAAGGTCATGAGCTTTGGGTTAAATGTATGAACAAAGACAAAGATGCTTGGTTCAGAATGGAGGAGTATAATAAACAAGATGTCATACTATTGGAAAAACTTTATCATCGATTGTTACCTTGGATTAAGAACCATCCGAACCACAATCATCATGCCATTGGTCAGGTTTGTCCTAGCTGTGGTGGGTATCATCTACAAAAGCGTGGTACTGCTGTTACTACTACCTCGACTTATCAGAGATATCAATGCAGAACGTGTGGCTCATGGAGTCAGGGAACGAAGCAAGCAAAAGCGTCAGTAGAGGTTAAGCCATTATGAGTGGAGACCATAACATGAATCAGATAAGAGAGGGTTATAGACACTATGATAGTCCAGTAGCTATGCCTGATCTAGGTCAACCTAAAGAGTTTACTCTTGATGAATACTTTGCCGGTTTAAATAAGTTTCATGAGGATACAGGCAAATCAGTTAAAGATCAACAGGTTGCAGGGAGTCACTATCAACGTGCTATCCAACCTTGGGATATTATATCTGAGTGGGAGCTTGACTTTTGGGAGGGAAATGTGTTAAAATATTTGTTACGTTGGAAACATAAAGACGGTGTACAAGATTTACAGAAAGCCAAACACTATTTAGAATACTTAATTGAAAGGGAATTAAATGACGACTAAGAAACAAACAATAAACTTTAGTAAGTTCTTTCCGGAGGACAATGCATTCGTATCATTATCAGGTATGTTTGATCCAAAAGCAGATGGTATCTTTGATGAAGAGTTTGATTTAGATCTTACGATTCAATCAGCAGGTGGACGATTCATTAACTTGTACTCTTGGCTAGTGGATAAAGACTCTGCATTGAAGCAGATGAAAGCTATTCACGAAGCAACAGGTAAAGCTATTAAGTTCTATGAAGATGCTGCTGCAGCTAAGAAAGAAAAGAAAGCTAAATCAAAACCTATTAAAGTAGAACCACGAGTAACAAAGCAACGTAAGTAAACTATGTATCCGTTGACGCTACAAGAATTAAAAGAGAGGCTGAAACGTTTAGACGAGCTATCTCTTCTTGAGTTACTAGATGTAACTTCGGAGGAGATAGTCGAAATGTTTGTAGACCGTATTGAAGATAACTTTGATCGCCTTATGAATGAGGTTGATTATGATGGAGAAGAAGAAGACGATGAGTAAATACGAATTAACACCTTACAATACCTTTATTGCTAAGAGCAGATACAGTCGCTACTTAGATGATAAGGGTAGACGTGAGCATTGGAATGAAACAGTAGCACGTTACTTTGATTTCATGACTAAGAATCTTAAGGAGAAGAACGGTTATACATTGACTCCTGAGTTACGTGCAGAGCTAGAAGAAGCAGTAGTAAACCTAGATGTAGTACCAAGTATGCGAGCTGTGATGACTGCAGGTGCAGCACTAGAACGTCAGAACGTAGCAGCATTCAATTGTTCATATCTTCCTATCGATGACCCTAAAGCATTCGATGAAGCTATGTACATCTTGTTATGTGGTACTGGTGTAGGATTCTCAGTGGAGCAACAGTATGTTAAGAAGTTACCTGAAGTGCCGGATCAGTTGTTTGATAGTGAAACTACTATTAGCGTATCCGATTCTAAAGAAGGTTGGGCTAAGTCGTTACGACAGTTGCTTGCTCTTCTGTACTCTGGCGAAGTTCCAAGATTCGACCTTTCCAAGGTACGACCTGCAGGAGCAAGGCTTAAAACTTTTGGTGGTCGGGCAAGTGGAGCTAAACCACTCGAAGATTTATTCAGATTTGTCATTGCGAAATTCAAGGGAGCTACGGGACGTAAGCTTAGTTCGCTCGAATGTCATGATATTCTGTGTAAGATCGGGGAAGTTGTTGTTGTGGGCGGAGTTCGTAGATCCGCTATGATTAGTTTGTCTGACTTGTCTGATGATAAGATGGCACACGCTAAAGCAGGAGCATGGTGGGACGGTAATGGTCAACGTGCATTAGCTAACAACTCAGCTACGTACGAAGAGCGTCCGGGTATCGGTCAGTTCATGAGAGAGTGGACTAGTATTTATGAATCACACTCAGGTGAGAGAGGAATTTTTAATCGGTCAGTTATATGAAGAGACTAAGTACGGACTATCTCCTATCTGCTATACACTTGAAGATAAGGTAAGACAAGTAGAAGGTCACCCAGTTAAAGACTGGAAAGTACAAGA